GGTCAGCACCTTCTGTTTTGAATTCTTGATAATATAGGTCAGGCGTGCATACCATGATAACTCCTTGTTGTATTTTGGAGCCGTAGACATAGTCATGGGCCATGGCGTATGCTGCAATCTGCAAGTAATAGTCTTCGATCCATTCTTGTTTCTTCGGACGGTTAGATTGTTTGAAGTCAACAATAGTTTCCATGCCATTATGTAAACACACCAAGTCCGTTGAACCTGCGTATAGACCCGGATAATGTAACGTAACTTCCGAACCATAATATTCTTCCACTGGCGTAAGACCCACTTCAATAACTTTTTTGGCCATGGACTTCGCCTCTTGTCCGAGCCCTGTAAGATCATCGTAGCCAACTCCTTGTATATGAGACTCGAGGAATTTGTGCATGGCAGTTCCCCTCTTACTAGATAGATTTTTAATTCTGTCCGCTTCTGCTTCACCGACTTTTGCCTTCCAATCTTTTATGAATTGTTGATTTTTTGTGGCCCCTAATATCGTAGTTACGGACGGTAGTCTATCATTTTTTATCTCATAAACCCTGGTCCCTGTTTCGTGGTCCGTGATCTGTTTACCATTGATATAGTTATATTTTTTCGACTTCGGGATAGCCCTACCAATGTTATGATATTCTTGTAAATCTTTATCGTCCATCATATAAATTTATTTAATATCCATTTAATTCCTCTAATCACATAACCTCTAATAAATTTATTAAAGGCATAACGTAAAATTCTTACAACCATTAGAATAGGAGAACTTAATACATCAAACACAATCAACATAACATCAACGCTCATATCTATCACGTTGTCTGAATTCATCATCTTCTTTATTCTCTTCTTCTTTTTTTCTAAAAATTTCATCATATCGCTTTCGATATACATCATTTGAAACTCTAGATCTACCATCCCACTTACGTCCATATTCTTTTTTATCACTCATTAAAATTCTAACCCTATCACAATTCCTTTATTATCTTTTTCAATAGCAGGTGCAATAAACCAATAATCTTTTTTATATCTAATCATAGGCACAACATCAGAATAAGTGTAACCAGTAACGAGTCCTAATTCAAATCCTTCATGTTGCAAACCAATATAAGAAGATATCCTATCTTCACTGTTGTAGTAAACACCTGATATTAAAGCATCTTTTTGACATCGTGCATGTGGATGTATGTTATTGTAATCACCTTCTAATCCAAGATGCATGGATATTGCCAACATTAAACTTAAACAACTCATTCTTTATTTTTCATTCTATTTAATTTTACAGCATCAATAACATTACCAGATATAGATACTCTAATACAATCACTCTTATATGGATACACCCAATGTTTTAAATACGCAGGAAATATATACATGTCCCCTTCGCTAGGAAAGAAACTATGATTAGCAATTGTATAATCTTCTGCTTGACCATATAAAAATGTAATACCACCAGGACCAGCAGACAAACCAGTATACTCTTCGTTTTCTTTTTTTAATTCTTCAGGCACTTTTAAATATATAACAAAAGATAATGCACCGCCGTGTGAGTGTGGTGGATTAAATTCATCTTTCTTTTGAAAGTTACACCATAATTTTTCTAAATAATATTTAGAATCTTCTTTTACATCTTTACGCCATTGTTTTAATGCATGATTGTACAAGGTAAATATGCCATTAAAAAAATCACCAAATTGTTCTTTATCTTTTATGTGTATTTGTTCTTTCAATACACCAGCCAATTCTTCGTTAGCACTTTTTTGTGATGATATTGCTGCTACATACAATTTATCTAGTATTGGTTTTTGTAATTTTGTTTGCACCACACATGGCCCCCAATGTAATATACCAAACTGTGTTCCTTTATCTGTCATTCTAAATTCATCCACATCTTATAATGTTGAAAATCAACTACATTACCTTCCATTATTTTTTCATTAGAATAATGTTCTATAACTTGTTGTATTTTTGGTAACTTTGTATGAGCGTGTGGCCATAACAAACGACACACATAATATGCATCTCTAAATGTACAACGCCATCTATATTGCATTAAATACTTTGTGCCATTTTTTCTAAGTCCTTTACGAGGTTTCTTGGTCAATGTTCCAACACCCAATACTTCATGCACCCATACTAAAACAGATTTATCTGTCATAGCTATTTCCATACTAATACGCCTGCAATCATAAATTCCATTCTTTTTCTTTTCTTTACGCTTTGTAAACTCTATGCTTCCCTCACCATCAAAGAGTCCTGCTATGTAAGCAATATCAGATTCTCTTATCATTAGTTTAATTTAAAAACATCACCTGTAACAGGATCAACATGGTCACTAGCGATAGAAATTTCGGGCTTATGTACATAAAATTCTCCTTCTGAGTCACAATCCCAACATTGGTTTATGTATGTTTCTTTATTTTCTTTTATTATTTTAACAAAACCATTGCCTTTGCATGTTGGGCATTGAATTAGTTTTACACTATATTTTTTTAACTTTGCCATTTAACTTTTTTGCTTTCTCGTTTACTAATGATTCAATTGTTTTAGATATACTTAGTTTTGCATCGGGCAATAAAACCTTCGACAACGCTATCAAAGTCTTGTATGTTTCATGTGTAAGAGAAACATTTCTGTATTTAGTTATGTCAGTCATTGTGTTCCTTTCATTTATTAATGATGATAATATAGGATAGAAAAAAAGTTTGTCAAGATGAAATTTATATTAATTTTAACAATGTGTAGCTATGCAAGCGGTACATGTATGCCTGCATTTGAGTGGCCAGAAAAATTTAACAGCGGCTATGATTGTAGCATATTTGGCTATGAAGAGTCAGCTAGAAAGTTAAGAGAAATAGGAAAAGAAGAAGTAGATTTACACAGGATATCTATTACTTTTACTTGCAGCGGGCTTGTGCAAGAAGAAACTTGATTTTTTATTAAAAATAGTGTAAGCGATAAGTTCTTACCTTTAATACCTATTCTAATCTTCTCTCTCTATTAGGATAGGTTTATTCGTGGCATAGACACCCATAAAAATCACCAGTGCCATCTTTCATAACATGAGCATTAATTGGATAGTCATAGTAAGTTGTTAAATGTAATCTAAGTATATCACAAAGATCAAAACAATTTATTTCACTTAATAACTTTATGCCTTTTGTCATCTCTTTTGTAACTTCTATCAGATGATACATTCCGTCGTTCAGTAAAATTATGTCCATTTGCAAACTCCTTTATATATTTATACCATTCGTCTTTGTATTTAGGATCTTTAGTTTTATTCCAAAGATTAGCTAACTCGTCTGCTTTTTCAATCATATTTATTTATTTTTGTTCCATTTGCAATAATCTTTTTTATACTATGTGCGTGTAAATTTAATTTAGCATAAGGTTTCCATGCTTTACGCATTAAATTTAATTCTAACAATAAACTAGACCATTGTTTAGATGTTATGTCCTCACTTGATATTATTACTTTCTTCATCAATCTCCTTATCTTTTAAAACGTGCTCTAACCTATTCATTAAATGAATTAAATTTATTTTGGTAAGAGTTTGAGCACTATTTATTGCTTTATTAAAATTATCATCTTGATATTTTTTTATCTTATTTTTTAATTGCACTTCGTCAATACGCCATCTTGTTTGATCTGTCATAATATTCCTTTCATTCTTTATATATAGGATATTATATGACGTTTGTCAACGTCCTTGACGATTATATTTTTTATGACTTCTTTTTTCTGACTTTGAAAGTCTTTTTTTGTGACGTTTGGGTCTTTTACGAGGTTTTTGATTATGGTATAAATTTACGCCAAATTTAGCTTTCTTAGCCATCTTCTCGTACTTCTAACTTTATTTTGTCTTTATCTATGCTTGACATTACAGGTATATAACTAATTTTGCCATTAATTTTTTGTTCTAAATCACTACCACAAGTTGTGCATCTAAAATGATCATTAGCTAAACTAACAAGTATAACTTCAAAATTACATGCAGGACATAAACCATTTACAATCTCCGTTTTAAATATGGTTTTAGACATTAATTTGCTAATGGATTAGAAGCAGCTTCTTTTACTTCTTCAAGTCTTACCCCTAGTAATTCAATTTCTTTTTTATTAATTAATGTTTCTGTGTGAGTGTGTTCAACAGGATGATCATGACTTATTAAATCATGTTTGTGTTGTACAAATTCATGACTATGGGATGTGTCAATGTTTTCTAATGCATTAACTTTTTCTTCTAATACAGCTATTTCTGCAGACCAATCTTTACCACCACTTGCACCTTCTAATGCATCTAATTTAGTTACAATTTCTCCGTACTTTACAAAGCCACCACCAATTGCTGCAATAACTCCTAATAGTGCTGCTACACCCGCTAATTGACCTTTAATCTTGTCCACTATACTTTTCCACCTTTCATAAATGCTCTACCTAAACCACGTTGAGCCATACCACCAGCAGCTAGTTTTCTTCTAGGTCGGAGTTTTTCTGGCATTACTTTTTTTTCTTTTGTAACAAATGGTCCTTTAAGTACTGATCTTTTACGTTTAAGTCTTCGCTTACGTTCTTCTCTTCGCATAACTTCTCTTAAAGCTCTTTCAGGTAAATCTTTTCTGAAGTAAGCTTTACCTTTAACTTCATCAGCTATTTTTTTTGCAGTTAAATCAGTTTCTTCTTGTACTTTAGGTCTTTTCATTCCTTTTGAAACAACATACATTTTTTCAGGAGAGTAAGCATCATCAGAAGTTGTTAGTCTTTTAACATTTTCTGTTTGATCAGTTTTCATTTTTTCTTTTATTTTTGCGTATTTACCGCCATAAGGTTCCATTTCACCAAATTTTTTGTATTTATTATTCATCATTTTGCTCTTCCACCTTTTTTTAAATTAATTTTTTTAACTTTAGGAAGTTTAGGCTTGTAACCTTTTCGAGTTGCCACATTATCATAATAGCTATCTATAGCCATTTTTTCTTCGTTTGTTAATTTTTTAAATATTTTTTTTACGTTTTTATTGTTACCCATTTTTTAACATCTCCAGTTCTAAAAGCAGTTTTTGTTTTCTAGATTTAATTTCTTGAAGCTTACGTGCTTTAATCTCTATCTTATCATTTTGTGTGTAACTTGCAAGACTCTTATCTGCGTATATTAACCTACCATCGAATATAGGTAGTTGTTCTAAATATATGTCTTTTGGCTTATAAAATGAAGCTGTTTGATACAAATCTAATGATGCTTGTTCACTGGTCATAGCCTCCAGTTTTATTATGTTTTTTATTTGTAGATTTTTAGAGAT